TGGATTCCCGTGATCGAGAACTTCAAGGGCAAGCTTTTCACTGAGCGTGACTCGCTGACCTACTGATTTAAAAACCCTCACTGTGGCTACACACAACCTTCCCACTTGTACAGGAGACATACCCGTGGCTAAAAGCACCAAGCAATTCTTCTTCACCCCTAAGGGCACCGCTGAGCCGTACTGCTCGATCCAGAAGCCGGACTATGGCAACCCTGAGAAAGGCTTCGGCAACCCTCGTGGTGTCTATAAGGTCAACCTGACCGTGAGCCGTACCGATGCCCAACCAATCATCGACCGCATCGTCAAGCTGCAAGATGCCAACTGGGCTCAGATCCAAGAGGACTGGGCGAACGGTGGCGAAGCCAAGGCTCGTGCCTCGCTGGGTCGCGGTAAGAAACTGCTGGAACCCTATGAGGGTGAGCTGCCTTACTTCGAGAACGATGACGGCACTGTGACCTTCAAGTTCTCCAGCTACGCCAGCTATCAGGACAAGGAAACCAAAGAATCCAAGCCACTGACCCTCAAAGTCGTGGACGCCAAGGGCAAGCGTATTGACGCTGTTCCGGCCATCTCTGGTGGTTCCGAGCTGAAGGTTCGCTTCTCCATGTTCGCTTACTCGTTCGGTGCCGTTGTTGGTGCGAGCGTCAAGCTGCAACTGGACTCCGTGATGCTGATCAAACTGGTCGAATATGCCGCTGGCAATGATGACTGGGCTGATGAGACCGAGGAGGGCTACGTGGCCCCTGAGCGCGAAGAGTCGTGGGATGACCATGACAGCGACCAAGGCCATGCAGGTGAAGACATTCCTGACGCTGCCTCGGACTTCTGATGGGTTACGCTGGTCCGAAGGGTGCTCGTACAGGTGCCTTTCGATCCGGCCTCGAAGACCGCAACGCTGCCCATATGGACAAACTCGGAGTCCCTTTCGACTTCGAGATGTACCACATCAAGTACGTCGTTCCGGCCCGTGAGGCCAAGTACACACCTGACTTCGTTCTGCGCAACGGGGTCATTGTCGAGACCAAGGGCATCTGGGAAGTTGACGACCGCAAGAAGCACTTGCTGATCCGTGAGCAATACCCAGAGCTGGACATCCGTCTGGTCTTCTCGAACTCCAAAAGCAAGATCTATAAGGGCTCCCCAACGAGCTACGCCGACTTCTGCCAGAAGCACGGGATCATGTTTGCGGACAAACTCATTCCTAAGGCATGGCTACAGGAGAAACGCAAGGAGATCCCTGAGGGAATTCTCCATCCGAAAGGAGGTAAATAATGCCTAAGGTTGCATTCAAACCGAGACCAGTTACTGACTACATCGTGGTCCACTGTGCTGCCACCAAGGCAACCATGGATGTCGGTGTCCGAGAGATCCGCCAATGGCACGTTCAAGAGCGTGGATGGCTGGACATCGGGTATCACTTTGTGATTCGCCGCAATGGCACCGTAGAAGATGGTCGCCCACATAACGTCATTGGTGCTCACGTCGAGGGCTACAACTCTCGCTCGTTGGGTATCTGCCTCGTTGGTGGGATCAACTCTAAGGGCGCCCCTGAGTCCAACTTCACAGGGGCTCAGATGAACGCCCTTGAGCTACTGCTGATTGCCACTCAGCGCCAATACCCTGAAGCCAAGGTTGTGGGTCACCGAGACCTCAATGCTGGTAAAGCATGTCCGTCCTTTGACGTGGCTGAGTGGCTCAATTCCGGCAAGTGGTGATTTAAAAACCCTCACTGTGGCTGCATAGGACTCTTGTTCTATGTGGCCCCTTTGCGTTGACAAAAGGAGGTCAATATGAACCGCACTTTATTACAAGGTGGGTTCGATCTTTGTGAGCATCTCATTGACCATGGCATCGGCGCGATCATCGCTGGTGGTTGTGCTCGTGACTTGTTCTTTGGGGTCGATCCAAAAGACATTGACATCATCTGCGCGGGCACTGACCCGGAGACTGTTTCCAGAGCGCTCGATGAAGGTGGCTTTTCCTACCACAAGTTTCCCAAGTATCACACTGGCTCCGACTCCGACCGCCTTCAAGGGGTCTGGAAGATCGAAGGCTCAGAGATTGACGTGATCCTCTATGAGGTAGAGTGCGTCTCCGAGGCCATCCAGAAGTTTGACTACAACCTCAATCAGTTCCTCATCAGTGGCATCCAGCGTGGCATCGAAGGGGCGACCATTCGCTTCATGGGTGACAAGCACTGGACCAACTTAGTGCAACTGCGAGAGGACGCTCGTGGCTCCCGTCAGGAAAAGATGGAAGCCAAGTGGCTCGAACTGATTCACAAAGCTCCGATGCGTCAAGGGCGCTATGTGGATGAGGTTGAGGTGCGTGATGTCGTCGCATGATGAGAGTGAGGAGAGTGTTTTTGTCGCACATATTCCTTGCGATGAGTGTGGATCATCAGATGCCAACTCTTTGTTCTCCGATGGGCACCAATACTGCTTCGCCTGCCCCCCTGAGACGGCCTACAAGAGGCCCGATGGGAAGGACCGTGGTGAGTACACACCGAAGGTCAAAGGTGAAGGCACGCTCTCTATGTCGGACTGTGGGGGCTACTTTACTGCTCTGCCTAAGAGGTTCTTACAGGAGCCGATCTGTCGCCTCTATGGCTACTGGATTGGCAAAGCGTTCTCGCCCCATGCGGGCAAGGAAGTGCCTGTTCAAGTGGCGAACTACTACGACCCTCAAGGCAACCTGACTTCTCAGAAGTGCCGCGATGCGTCCAAGGAGTTCTTTACCAAGGGCAAGCACAATAAGGACGCTTTGTTTGGTCGTCACCTGTGGAATGGTGGTCGCAAGATCGTCGTCACCGAGGGTGAGATTGACTGCCTGACAGTGGCCCAGTTGCAAGGTGGCAAATATCCAGTCGTGTCCATTGGGCATGGCTCGAAAGCTGCCAAGGCTACCTGTGCCGCCAACTACGAATACTTCGACCAGTTCGAAGAGATCATCCTCATGTTTGACATGGATGAGCCGGGTCGGCTTGCCTCTCAGGAGGCCGCTGAGGTGCTCCCACCGGGCAAGGTAAAGATCGCCGTTCTGCCCTTCAAGGACCCTAACGAGTGCGTAGCTCAGGGCCAGGGTAAAGCTGTGATGGATGCCATGTGGAATGCCTCGCCGTTCGTACCTGATGGCGTGGTCTCTGCGAAGTCCCTAAAGGCCCGCATCAAGGAGAAGAAGCTGGTCCCATCGTTCCCTTTGGTGGCCCCTCACGAGCTGCGCAAGATGACCAAAGACATCCGAGAGGGTGAGGTCATTCTTGTCACCTCTGGGTCCGGCTCAGGTAAGTCCACGTTCGTCCGTCAGAACACCTACAACCTCTTCCACAACAATGGCATTCCGGTAGGCGTGGCGATGCTTGAAGAGGCCGTTGAGGAAACCGTTCAGGACATCGTTGGGCTTCACATGGGTAGTCGAGTTCGTCAGAACCCTGATGAGACCACCGAAGAGATGTTTGACCGGGCTTTCGATGAGATCTTTGAGAGCGACAAGCTGCACCTCTATGACGCCTTTGCGGAATCCGCTGAGGATCGTTTGCTCGCCAAGCTGGCCTACATGGTTCAAGTGGAAGGCTGCAAGGTGATCGTTCTGGATCACATCTCAATCGTGGTCTCTGCGATGGATGGTGAGAACGATGAACGCAAGATGATCGACCGTCTGATGACCAAGCTTAAGAGCTTCGCGAAGACCAAGAACGTCGCTGTGTTTGTGATCTGCCACCTGAAGAACCCTGACAAAGGCAAGCCTCACGAAGAGGGTCGCCCTGTCTCTGCCACTGACCTGCGTGGGTCCGGTGGTCTGCGCCAACTGAGTGACACCATCATTGCTGTAGAGCGTAACCAACAAGGCGCCAACCCTAACCTGATCCTGTTCCGCATCCTCAAGTGCCGGTTCACAGGAGAGACAGGTATCGCTGGCTACATGGAGTACGACAAGCAAACGGGTCGCCTCGTTGCCAAGCCTGAGGGCTGGCGTCCAGATGACTCTTCCGAAGCTGATGCGGCATGGGCTGATCAGCAAGAACCTGACTTTTAAGGAGATCCAACTCATGAAGAACTTCGACCTCGTAACTTTCCTGATCCAACTGGCTGGCCGTATTCAACGCAAGCGTCACGAGAAGCTGGTCCAGCGTGAAGCTGACTTGCTGGCTGCCATTGAGGCAACTCGGAACGCCTATGCGGCAACCGTTGAGGCTCGCTGCAATGCCAACTTCCGCTGCCAAGACATCAACCGCGTGAGCTGAGTCTTTGAGCTGATCCAAGAGCCTTCCTTCGGGAGGGCTTTTTAGTGAGTTCAAACAAATCAACAAGGGGGAAACAACATGAACGGTTCTGAAGTCCGCAAGTTCATCAAGCAAGGTGAGCAGGCCACTGAGGTTCTCAACAAGCTGGGCTACACGTACAGCACCAAGCAAGGTGAGCACCCTCATTGGGTTGCCCCTTTGAATCCGATGGACCCGATCCTTGAGGCCCTCAATAAGATGATCACCGAGAAGGTGGACGCTGACATTAAGGCCCGCCTGAAGGACGCCCCAGAGGGCCCTAACTGGCACCTCGTTGCGCCGATGGTTGGTCGTAACTTTGAGGTTCGCCAAGAGAACATCCCACGGTTCTCCAAGCTGGCCAACTATGGCGGTAATCACTTCCGTGGTCGCCTCTTCTCTGCTGAGGAGATCAAGTACATGCGGCTCAAGGAATACACAGGCTAT